TATATCTATTTGTCTTGTTTCTTTAACAAGTTTTACACATTGATCAATAACACCAAGGTTTCTTAGACCAAGAAAGTCAATTTTGAGTAGTCCGCATTGTTCGACTCTACCCATGTCCCACTGGGTCACAACTGGGTTGTCAGCACCTTTTTGCATGATAGGCAAGTAATCAACCAGTGGACCCTTAGATATAACCACTCCAGCTGCGTGTATTCCCGTCTGTCTTACTAGGCCTTCTAAACCAAAAGCAGTATCAACAATTTTTTTTGAATCTGAATTAGAATTATATTCATTTTTAAATTCAGAAACTTCCATGCATTCAGATAGTGACTTAGAAACACCAAGCACTGGTGGAGGAACCAACTTTGCTATCTTGTCTCCACCAACAAAGTCGTACCCTAAAGCTCTAGCTGCGTCTCTTAGAGATTGTCTTGCACCTGTTCTGTTAAACGTGCAGATATGCGCAACTCGATCTGTGCCATATTTGTCTCTTGCATATTGAATAACCTTGTCTCTATGCCTATCATCAAAGTCCAAGTCAATATCTGGCATTGACTTTCTTCCTTCTACAAGGAATCTCTCAAACATAAGTCCAAACCTAATTGGATCCAGGTTGGTAATGTCAAATGCATAGGACAATACGCTACCAGCAGCAGAACCTCTTCCCCAACCGACTCTAATATCATTGTTCTTGGCCCATCTAACTAGATCAGAAACAACTAGGAAGTATTCAGGGAAGCCCATTTCTTTTACCACCTTCATCTCATGAAGGGCTCGCTCCAATATATCCTGGGGCAGTGGATCTCCATACTTTTTCTTTAGACCTTCCCAAGCGAGTCTGTCAAAGTATTCAATAGAAGATTCATTGGTTGGTATTGGAAAGTTAGGGAAATGAATTTGCCCAAAATTCAAATCAATGTCAACCATATCATTTACTATCATTGTGTTTGATAGCCATTCATCAGAAAAATTCTTAGACATGTCCTGGTATGACTGCAGATAGAATGCGTCTCCAGAAAATGAGAATCTGTCTGGAGTATTTATATTTGAGTTTGTTGCAACACATAACATTATGTCATGCGCGTGAGAATCATGTTGATGAACGTAATGGCAGTCACCAGTAGGGACTATCTTTGCGCCTATCTTTTGAGCTATTTCAACTAGCTGGTTAGATATCTTTCTTTGTTCTGTTAAACCATGATCTTGTATCTCTATGAAATAGTTTTCTTTTCCGAACTATTTCCTGCATCTTCTTTGCGGCAGAAAGTGCAAAGTTAAAATCATTTCTTAGAAGTGCTTGGGAAACTTCTCCATTAAGGCATCCAGAAAGAACTATTATTCCTTCACTGTGCTCTTCAATTAAATCATGATCTATTCTAGGCTTACCATAGTATCCCTGAAGAAAAGACTTTGATGACATTTTTATAATGTTATGATAACCTATATTGTTTTTTGCTAATATAGTTATATGATATGGCCCTCTTTGTTCCCATTCATTTTTTGCTGGACCAGATCTTTCTTCTTCGTCTCTGTCAAATCTAGTCTTACGAGCTTGGTAAAATTCAGAACCCAAGATAGGCTTAACGCCCGCAGCTTTTCCTGCGTCATAAAAGTCTAACCAAGAATGTATATTTCCATGGTCTGTGGTCGCAAGACCACTCATCCCCAGACTTTTGGCTCTCTCCAAGTATTTATACACATCACCATGCCCGTCTAGCATTGAGAAGACGGTATGGTTGTGTAGGTTGGTCCAGTTCTTCAATTAATTCCTCTATCTCTATCTGACTGATCCAAAGAGTTGTCTCTAGTCTCTCTGTAAGTAATTATTACTACGCCACCACAGTATCTACATACTGGGGCGCTACCATTTTGTGCAAACACACTATTGTACATTGCAGACATTGGCTGATCAGACTTGCACTCTGAACAAACACCAATAACATCATCGGCATTATTCACCATCTTTTTCTCCTTTCTTCATACTCTTATATGCGAATCTAACAGGTGATGGAGAAGATTTTTCAAACGTCTCAACAAATCTATTCCCAATTTGTACCCACTTGTTTTTTTGTTCTAAAGAACAAGACCCACAACCAACACCCGCAGAGTTTGCTCTTTCGCAGGTATATGGTCTACCACCTATTCCCATTTGTCTTCTTTTTATCCAGTCATTTATATGTGCAGAAGACTTTTCAAAATTATAGTCTGAACAATTGCTGAGTATTTCATGTAGAAACTTAATTGATTCTTCACTGTAAGTCAATATAGAACAAAGGAATAACCTAGCCTCATGCTCTAGAAACTTTTGATCTTTTGCTTGATCATATAATCTCTGCACAGCTGAACACTTTTGTAAGAGCGTTGTTTTGTCAAATATTTTTTGAGAGTCAGAAACATTCTTGAATGCTTTAGATCCATACTTATTAAAATACTCTAATGGATCGTCTTTTCTTTTCTCATGTTCTTCCATGTCATATGTATATTGCCTATACCATTCATTAGCTTTATAATCAAAAGATTGTTCAGAAACTTCCAAAGATTGTGGCTGTAGGGCATAGTCTTGTATCTCTGTAATCGTTTTTAAAAGATAGTTCTGTCCGCTATTTGGATTAAGGAGAACTTTATAAAGTCCAGTAGACTGATGTTTTGAATTAGGATATCTCCACATTCGTCTCTGATCATACACGCTAAAGTCTAGTGTCTTAAGTTCTATCTTAGACTTTAAATCAGATGCTATATATCTATATATTTTATGAAGTTCTTTTGATGGATTTATACCGAGTGTTACTGGTTCGCACTCTATGTGAAACCCTTTTTTCCCAGTAAAATACACAAGCACTGCGGTCTTCGGAATAAATTGTATTAGATACCCGTAAAGAGCTTTGCAATCATTATGTGCAAGATCAATGTCATCGCTATCTAAATCAAAATAGAGAGGACCCAATCTAGTTGCTACTTCTAATTGCTCAGTATCATACGCAAAAACAGAAGTATATATTCCGGTATTCTGATTCTTAGAGCAGTACTCGTTAACCTGATCATTTGTAAGGATTAACGGAAAGCCATTTACTTTATCTCGAATAACTCTATCCAAAGACGGTACATATCTTGCAACTTCGTAATATTTCCATCTTGACAAGAACTGATTCTCATTAACATCAATCTTCATACAGTCTTATTTTACCACAATCTTCATCCGCATTCCATAAGACTTTCTTTGTGTTCTGGAACTCTAATAAATGAGTTCTATAATAGACAGATTCTTCAATAAAATATTCAGTGTTCTTTATCGCTGTGAATCTTTTAAGTAGTCTTATGTCGGCTTCTTTATGCAACTTTAAATGCCCATCGTTCTTGGATAATATTGTCTCCATCAACCACATAATGTAGCTTAGAAGCTATGTTGTCTGCCATATGAACAATCATGTCCATATACGTAATTGGAACAGTCTCTGGCACTGGTGACCAAGGGCCCAAATGACAACGAACCAATCTTAATATAGATTGAACTGTCTCTTCAGTTAAGAATAGAGTAGAAGACTGAGACTCAGAGGCGTACTTCTTGTCTTCTTCCTGGCATTTCTTAACAAGTTTACCTACAGTGTAAGGATGCATCGGATCGTAGTGAAAAGAACTTTCTCCTTCAAGTCTTATCCCCTTTGTAACGTCGTGAAGAAGACATGCTGCCAATATAATATCTGTGTCTTCTCTATTTAAAGAATAGGATTCAGACATTATTTTTGCTGCTCTTACAACTCTTTTTGTATGCAGTACGTTGCCACCTTCGTTATGCTCATCAGCCGGATGGTACTTGCCAGAAAAACTGGATGGAATAGTCCAGAAACTAGAAGCTCTTAGTAAGACAGATCTAACAAATAACTTAATTGACTCATCAAAAATATAGTTGATTTCATCCAACAAGGGTTCTAATATCTTATCTTCATCCTTTTTGGAAACTATCTTAGAATTGTCTGACAAAATCTCATCTAATATATTACTTGACATTTATTTCCTTTTCGGTATCTAGTTTCCACTTAGAACATGGTGTATCAAATGGACATTGGGTACAGTATGATATCATACCTCTCTTGGGTAAGAAGAATTTTTCATCTCTCAACGCCGTGCACCAAGCAGAAAGTGTCTCAACATCTTCACGCTTTGTTTCAAACTTAGTAAAGTTAGGCTTGGGATTTAGTAGATCGTAATAACCAAATTCTGTTTTAGCTATTTTAGAGCCATACCTATTCCAAAAACCCTTGTTTAGCACAGCAAAGTCCGTGGAATATAAATATTCTTTTTTAAACTTGATATTAAAAACCCATTTAACTACGTAAGTTTTTCCATTGTGATGGTATATTAAATCAAACTTATCGGAAACAGCTACATGCTCATTAATATCAACCATAAAATCTTCATCTATAGCCATTGGTATAATTTCTGCACTGCCAAAATTTTCACATATACCCAAAAGAGCTGCTGCTGCTTTAGTAGTTAGGCTAGCATTGTTGCCATAGAAGCTTTCGTGTTGCTCGTGTGTTATGTCATATGCTGTTGTATCTTTTGGATACCACATTTTCTCCCATCTATTTAGTAGGGATGCATAAGACGGAGCTGTGCCAGATTGTTTTTTATAAAAGTAAAAGTTGACAATACTTTTTAATGTATTCTCAAATCTTTGAGATACCAAATCTCTGCTTCCAACTTTTTCTGGAAGCTTTTCTTTATGCCTATAATCATATAGCCTAGCGCAGACTTGAAAGTCTTTTATTTCTTTTAAATTAGTCTTAATCATTAAATTACCGTCATGCTTTCATATACTGAATTGGAATCAAAATCTGATTCTTTTTCATAGTCTTTTTCTGTAATTGCTTCGTACTCTTCATAAGTTTTCTTTTCATCAACATACCTAACAAGGGGAGAATCGTAAACAAAAGTTGATCCAGTAATTCTATTTTTTGGAATCTGTAACTGCATGATATTCTCATCTTCAGAATCATCACCACTAATAAGTTTCTTTTCAGTAATGAAGATTGTGACTGCACACTTCTGCTGAATAGCTAAGGATCCACCAGTATCAGACTGCTGAACTACTTCTCTCTTTTCCTTCATTCTGTTAGAATTTTCTTGTGCTGTTATTATGAGCACGCAGTTCATGTCTCTGGCTAGCTTCTCAAGCCTAACCATCATCTCTTCAAATTCTCCCCATCTAGGCTTACTTTTGCCACCACGGGTAAACATAGATTGAATGGTATCAATAACCACCACATCTGGCATTCTGTCATTGTGACCCATAATATCTCTTAGCCATCTTTCTAGATCTTCAAAGTATGGAGTTTCTGGATCATGTCTAACCATAAACCTATCGCCCCACTGCTGTAGCTTTGATCTGAATATTGCTAAATTCTGCTGCTTTTCTTCTTCGGTCCACAATCTTGCTTGGGCATAGACATTTTTACCTATAATTTGAGTCATTAGAACTCTTTCCCAGTGGGAAATAGCCTCTTCAAAATTTACATATAGAACTCTATAACCACTATCGGCCCAGTTGTTTACTAAACATTTTGCAAATGTGCTCTTACCTTTTCCGGACGGCGCAATAATTGCATGTACAGCTCCTTTAAAAAAGCCACCATTGTCGGTATATCCCATAGCTCTGTTTAAAGACTTGTATTGTGTTGGCAGAAAGTCTGGAATAGTCAATAAATCTTCTGCTCTTTTATTAATATCGTCAGCAGTTGTAACAGAATCTAATGGGCTATAGTTAAGTTCATTCTCTAGATCTTTTATTTCAGATGTTATCTGAGATATTCTAGATATATCCTTATCAGTCTTTTCGCCTTTTTGGGTAATTAGTATTTGCAGCTCTTGAAGATAATCAAGTTGTTTTCTTTTATTAGCTCTGTGTTTTACAATTTTGACAATTGATTCTGGAGTTGATAATTCCAGGTTCATTAATATGTCCATCATCATATCAACACCAGATACACCACCTAAAGCTGAATAGATATCTGTTTCAGATTCAAGCCAAACTCTAAAGGCTACTGGATCAACAACATTTGTTTTAGTTGTATGATGATATGACAATAAAGCTTTGTAAAATTCATTGATACCAGTTTGTCCATGTATTGAACCAACTATATCTTCAGGAAGAAATGAATCAAAGTATGCAACAGCCTCAGGCGACCTAAGACACAAAGCAAATATTTGATATTCTACTGGAAACTGTTTGTCTTCAGCATCTTGATCACTATTTGGATTCATTTCTTCTTTTTTCTTTCATCTTTTTATAATAGAGTTTTCTATTTTCAGCGTTTCTTTTCTTTGCCTGAACATACGCTGGATTGTTCTTGATACTCTTTTTTACTAGAGCCTCTGGAACATACTCACTATTTCTTATGGCAAACAACATTCTATCATAAACAGAATCTTCAGTCAGCTTATCGTTATATCTAAAAATAACTAATGTTATTCCAAGATCTTTACACATATCTAGTTTTTTTAAATCTCTTTTTTGAGCTTCTTCAAAATCATACTTAGACTGAAAAAATCTTTGAGTGTAATAAAAGTGCTGTCGGCCATGATACTCTGCACCAAGCTTGTACTTAGGACAGTATACATCCAGCTTTAGCTTATCTCCAAGGTGATATTCATTGACAATATTTTCACCAGGAAAAAGCTTTTTCATAATTAAAGTCAAAGCAGTCTGGCCTCTAGACATTTTTTTATGTCTTTCTTTTATCCAAGAAAGACCAAGCTGATTTATTCTTTTATTAAGCTGATTAATAGATATGGATAATTCTTTTGCTATATCAGTAAGAGACAAGCTACTCTCAAACAATAAATCTGTGAGAAATTCGTCATCATCCTGATGGTCTTCCCACTTGTTAGACATGCTATGCCTGTCTATTTTTATCCACTGATCTTGCAACAGATAGAGTTTTACCTAAATCAAGAATTGACATTTGTGTCTTTTCCCATATCTTAGGGGCAACTGCCGAACTAAACATCGGACAATCTAAAACAACTGTACTGTATTCATTTTCAAACTCTGATATTTGTGCAACAACAGAATCAACTTTATCATAAAAATCATTATATGGAACATGAATAAAGGCTGAGTCTCTAGAAAAAAACTTCCCAACATTTGATCTATGCTGAAAAGAGATAACTAACACCTTATTATGCTTAAAGTAATAAGACATGAATGTCTTAAAGACATCATAATTTTTATGGATGTAATTCTCCAAGAAGCTAGAATCATAAAAATGCTTATCCAATACACCTATTTTGCCCAGCTTATTTTCTTGTGACATTACAAAATCTGACTGTGTTGCAGCGACATATTGATCATCTGACATCGTCAGACCTCTTAATGTAGACTGAACAAAGCTCTTAGGTGGCTTCTTATCGCCCTTTATGTCGCCCAGCATCGAGAAGAATGCTGACCTAGTGTAGGTTACAAAAGCGTAGCGCTTTCTGCTTTCCATTAATTCTGTTACTTTTATAATTGTTTGTTTATCGTTAAATGTTTTCATTGCAAATTCCAATTCAGTAGTACGGGATTAGTGTCAATAATTGATTCTATATGCTTGATGTTATGAAATTCTCCTTTGTCTATTGACATATATCGTTCATACTTCATTTGCTTATCTTCGTCTTTTATATAACCTAGGTGCTGCATTCTTAAACCAGAATGTGCCCAGTAGTTTCTTTGTTGTATCCATTGTACAACATAGGTGGGTTCTGATCCGCAAGCCAACTTTCTATCAAAGAAAGTACCACCATTTTTATATCTAAAAATTCTGGAACTATTATTCGGTGCCCACAATTTATCCACTCTGTATTGAGTATCGTTCCACATATGGTAAAAGCGAACGTTTACAACATCGAAAGCTGATTGCTGTAAAACTTTTCTTACTTCAAGACCTTCTTCATGATATAGCTTTTCGTCACAATCTATGGCAATAATCCAATCGCCTTCTTTAGCTATCTTTTCTAGGTTTTTCCAAGCTTTTGATCTTAGATTTCCCTCATGTTTGTCAAATAGTGTTTCTTCATTTGAAAAGACTTCTGCATACTTTGAGGCGATCTCTATAGTGTTATCATCTGAACAGTCATCGGTAAAAACTATTTTATCTACTTGACCAGACAACCTAATTAGAACATCCTCTAGAAATCTAGAGCCTTCGTTTTTTCCAACCATTTGAGCAATTAACATAATACTCCTTATAATAAAACTGGGGGACCAAAGCTAATGCAATGGTCCCCCAGAAGGTTAACATGACCAATCAGCTATCAGGCTGAAAGCTCTTCGATCTGCTCACGAGCTTCAACCGAAGAAATACGCTCAACATCAGTTGACTTGAACAGAAGTTCACCAGAGACGCCTCGACGACCCATTGCAACCTTCTGTGCATCAGCCTGATTATTTGCCTTCACAAGCGTGGTTGTCGTGACTGCAAAGTACTTGAACTTATTTTCTGACATTTTTATTTTCCTTTTTTATTTAGTTGGATAATGAATTGCGATATATTCTATCGCATCTTGCAGGTTGTCTGCAAGTTTGGTTGCCATATATTTCATGTACACCCTATCTTTATAGGATGAATGACAGAACACTACAGCTGGCTGGCCATGGATTTTAGCCCAAGCCAACTCAAAGTCTGTTCCAATATATGCGCGATCTTCTATCATATATTCTACAAGAATAATATCTGATCTTTCTTGCATGAATATATTTTTTCTTGCTACCTCTTCTGGTGACATACTCTGATCTTCTGGTATTGAAGTTGGGTCATAAACAGAATAACCTCTTTGAGTGAGCATAAACGTAGCTTCTTTGCGCCAGTTTATTGCGTACTCTCCGACATAATCCATTGCACCAGAAAGAAAAACTTTTAAGCTCATACGGGCCAATAATACTCTAAATCAGAAGGTTCGTCAAAGTATTGACGATAGTATTCATAGTCTTTGCGCAAAAGATTTGATCTATGTGATCTATGAAAGTCTTTATTGCCGAACCATTTAGGAAGAGTGATATGTTTCATATCTATTTCTTCTAGCTGCATTGTATTTTTGTAGCCTCTTTTAACCCACTCTTGTATTGTGAAGTTTTGATATAGCTTTAGCGCTTCTTCGTAACCAGTCCACATACGCGTAACGGGATGATTGCGCCACCCTTTTGTTGGTGTTCTATCAAGAAGTATATTTAATACTTGAAAAGTTTCAACGCGTTGCTTTCCAAGTCTTTTGTAATCCAGAACTTTAACAGACTGTATAAAATCTGGGTACGGCAAAAATGTTTGCATTAACTATCTTTCTTAAACTCTGTCCAAGTCTTGTCGCCAACACCATAATACTCTCTAGCAAGGCCAGATGCAACTATGTCTGTATTCAAACAAGACCCTTCTGCGTTCCATACTCTTGCTAGTACTCTACCATACTTTTCGTTCTTGTCAAGAATTGTTTCTATTTTTACTTTATGACCAGCTTTTGTTAGCCATTGATCTGTAAACTCTTTTGCTGCCAACCCTTTTTGCTTTTCTTCTAAGTTAGAAGTTCTGCTTTCTGGCGTATTGACACCATAGAGTCTTACTCTCCCTTTACGAAGGGTATCAAACCCAAGATCAATAACAATATCAAAAGTGTCTCCATCAACAACCTTCTTTACTTCTGCATTATAATAATAAACATTCTTATCTTCCATATTAATCTCTTTCTATTCCCATGTAATCACATGCTTGTCTAAAAATTTCTCTACTTTTAGGAAACTGAGCGTCTGCGTGGCTATACCCTTGACCAGGTTTTGGAGAAGATGCATGCCAGCTATGACCAATCGATACAGATCCATCGTAAACGACATTATACCCCAAATGTCTGGCAAAATAAGAGCACCAAGTTTCCTCATAATAATGAGGAGTAGGAAGGAAAGCCCCTATTGCCTGAGGATAAAGTTCCCTATACCTATTGTGATTGGTCATTTCATTCCATACTTGTCTTCTTATGAAGTAGGCAGACCCAGAAACGGTTACGCAATTTACCCTATCCTTAAACAGTAGGTCTTCGGCGTCGTGTTGGTGCCATCCCCTATGTTTTGGTGCAGAGTTTGTCCCGATGATACCAGCGTGTGTGATATAACCGTTCTCATCTCTTTGTTTTGGGCCTAATATATGGATATCCTCATTGTTAGCAAAAATGCTTTCTATTTGTAAGCAGTCTTGCGTGGTGAGCCAAACGTCTGCGTTTAGCAGCGCTATGATGTCTGCACTACTTCTGGACGCCATATAGTTACATGCTTGAGAATAGCCAATATTATGGTTTAAAAATAAATTGTCTATGCAATACTTATAGTGGTTGTCCTTGTACCATGAAACAAAGTCATCAGAAGAGTCGTTGTCTGATATGTACATATTCCAATTTTTTACGAGCGCGCCATTTGGACCATTAATATCAGAATGAAGAGTGTCCAAAAGTCTCTTCAATTCTTTTGTAGAGTTGTAGTTAACAACACATAAATCAATCATA